TTCATAGCATCAAAATCTAATAAATCTTCGTCGGGAGGAGCTCCATCCTTCCACTGAAATTCATACTCCGGTAATTGCATGGCAGGCAATCTTCTTTTTCTACCGCACACCGTAGTTACATAGCCTATGTCTTCTGCCATTGCTATACTACTTTCCTCAAATTGTTTAATTGCTGGAAATCCTCTAAATACACTTTCCTTGATTTCCTTTGCTTTCTTTTCTGTGCAATCTAACTGCTCTGCAATACTTTTTTCTCCTCTTCCATATAACACTCCCAGTAGAATGCTTTTTGCCTGAGTTCTTCTCTCTTTACCTTCTTTACTTGTAGTACCATCGGGCCGGAACTCTTTACAGTCTTCATAGGGTTTATTGAAAGCCTTACTTGCAATCTCACTATACAAATCTTTTCCTTGCATAAATGTTTCATACATTTGTGAATCACCTTGCTGCCTACATAATGCTGCCAAGCATTTCGGTTCCTGCTGACTAAAATCTGAGCTCATTAATAAATATCCTGGACTTGCTATAAACATTTTTCTGATATCCTTATTATGTGAGGGAATATTCTGTAGATTTGGATCTGTACTTGCCATTCTTCCTGTCACTGCTCCATATTGGTTAAAAGAACAATGTACTCTTCCATCTTTTTCGTTTACACAATTTGGCATCTTATCAATATAAGTTGTTACCAGCTTAGAAACTGTTCTAAACTCCAATATCGCATCTGCTAACGGCTCTTTCAATTTATGAAGAATTTCCTCTCCTGTTCCTCTTGGATTTTTCTTATCAACTGATTTACACCCCAGTATGTCATAGAACAGTATTGCTAATTGAGTAGGACTTGCAATATTTATGGGATTATCCAGTTTAGCATCTGGATGCTTTGCCATATAAGAATTTATCTCGTTAGAATAATTGGATAACAATGTATGGAAATTCTGTTCCTTTTCCACAAGTAGTTTATTATATTTTTCTGATAACTCCTGCTGATACTTCATATCAAACAACACTCCAGTATCTTCCATATCACACACTACCTTTATACATGGCATTTCTATATTAAAAAATACCCACGATGCTCCATTCATTCCATTTCTTGATTCGGGAGTAACTGATGGATCATAATATACAAACTTCTTCTGATACTCATAAAGTTCGTATGTAATTATGGCATCATGTGCCGCATATAGATATCCTGTATTTATAGGTATCTTATCAAATGTAATACCGTTAAACAAATTATCAAATGAAAACGCATCTCCTTTTCCATTTAATATATATTTCTTATGAAGTGCTTTTAATCCACTTGTAGGTTCGTTCTCATTCATTATCCGGGCAGCTAAATAGCAATCCCACGTACAATAGATATCTTTTAATCCTACCTGATTTCTTAACACTCGAATATCAAATTTAGCGTTAAACATAATGACGTCTATGTGCGCCGTTACCATCCGATTAAACTGCTCGCAAACTATTTTAACATCTAACTGTCCTTCGACTGGCATTCCCGTTACATAAGAAACGTGGTTAAGTGGAATATAAGCTGCTTTTTCTCCTGGAGTATAAATACATATTCCCACACATTTATCTACCAAAGGATCAAGTCCTGTGGTCTCTGTATCTATACTAATAACATGATTATTGATACATTTATCTATATACTGGGAAAGTGTATCAACATCTTGAATCACTATATATTCATCTTTATATTTTCCGAGATGCTTTTCTACCATGGACTTTATCTCTGTAATACGTCCAAGAACTCCTTGTCCTCCTCTCACAGTAGTCGAAGATTTCTTAGCTGACTTTGCTTTGGTAAGCAACTTTTTATCATTTCCTTTTCCTATATTTCTGTTAGGTACATCAAATAATGGCATATCATTCTCCTTTATAAAAAGGGCAAGGCGACATCTTATGATTACTTTTTGAAGGGGTCAACCTATGGTCATAAGCCTTGCCCTATCAGCGGCAACAAGAATTGAACTTGTATTCTCGGAGTCAAAGTCCGATGTACTTCCATTGTACTATACCGCTATACGAGTTTTCCTTTGTTATCGTACAAAGTAGGATAGTATACTTTCGCCCGTCGTAAACGTCACTTTTTAACAGAGTGATAACTGTATACCTATTCCGCCACCGAGATACTTTATAACTTAAAAACTATCACGTCCTCCATTTGCCGGAGTGCGTCGTCTCACAGGCATCTCATCTCGTGTCGCACGTCTGGGCGCCGGCGCTTCATCAGCATCTCCTGTCGGAGGAAACTGCCCATTCTCGAGGTAATACTCCATGTCGTTTACTGACTTATCCATTACGGCACCATCAAATATATCCGGGAGTTCAAAATCCTGCAATGTCTTATCGTCAGGCTGGCCTACCGGAAACAATTCATAAGTGGTAGTCTGCTCTCCGGCTTTCCCATGCCTCTCCACTTCGAATACCTGTGATACTACATTCGGATAATGAGAACATATACTGGATATCTTGGCAAAGAACTTCTTACCCCTATCCCATATCTGAATCTTATCCTCATCTACATTGTAAAGTGGAATAAACAACTTTGCCTGCTGAGGCATCCCTTCTCTACAAAACGGACATGCGTCCTTCGGCTCATTATAATCGCGCAGGCAATTTACATAGCGATACTTGTCGTTAATCTTTACCTGGTGTACGGCACACCCTTCCACATCTTCAATTCCTCCATACAGAAATCTTACACGAGCGGTCTCTCCATCATTTACTATTTTGAAAAATCCTGCTCCTCCCTGTCCACCATAATGATCTGCCTGATCCATTGTAAATCTTCCCATTTTATTTGTCCTCCTTATGAATTTTCTATAATTGTTGAAATAACATTAATGTAATCCTCTTTGTCACATTCGAAATGCTCCGGGAGATAATAATTGTTCCACTTAGATGTAGAATATGTAGACGGAGCCTTTCCTGATTTACAACTTATTGTAATCCTCCCAGTACGGTGAATACGAACTTCCAGGATAGACTTCTTATTCTTTTTTATAGCCAGGAACCCAGGAACTTTAGCGATAACCCGAGTAGTAATCTCCTCCTGGGAATCCAACTTACTACGAAGACTCTCGATCATGTTGGTAACATCCTCACAAGTAAGATTATACTTCTTAATAGACTTAGCCTTCTTAACAGCTTGCTTCTCATCCTGGATGATCTCCTGCATTACCTGCTTATAAGGGGTCCCATCGGAAGCCTTATTCTCTTCCTTAAGCACTTCCGGGATATTCTTACTCTCGCACTTCTCAAGAGTAGCCAATTCCTCCGCTACAAACTGACGATCATTCTCATCTAATTCCTCATCAACTTTCTTCCACCACCTTTTCAACGTGGATGTAGTCATTGGCTGCTGCTTACCATCTTCCAGTTCTAGAATAACGGTCTTGGTTTTCTCGTTCTCCTCGATAAGCTTTCCTCTGATACCCTTTTCTCTGTGTTCATACGTCATAATCTTTTCTCCTTCCTATAACGTTTGTAATTTTTAGGCACTATTGCCCTCGTAAATACTATATTACATATTTACAAAAAACACAAGTCCTTTATTGCAATTTTCCCATGTTTTTATCCACTAATTCTTCCAATCTTTCCAATGCCTCATCATGATCTTCTAAATAAGCATATACATTGGACTGTCCTTGTATTTTATCAGTTATAATTTCTCCGGTGTCCGTGTCCAGTATACTAAACCAAGATCCTCGCTTTTCTACTATATCATACTTAATTGCCACTTCTACCAAATCATACAGATAATTGATACCATTCTGGTAGTCCAATGTATAGTATCCTGTTCTACGTGTAGGAGGGCACGTTTTATTTTTGGTCATTGACATCATTACTATATTACCCGCCGGTGTTTCTGCGGAACGTGTAAGAGGGTTACCATTTTCATCTATATAGCTGCCTCTACTAAACTGCATACGCACTGAACAGAAATGTTTCCACGCATCTCCTCCTGGAGTGGTTATACTGGGACCGTATCCACTCATATTTTCACGTCTCTGATTTATTCCTATGCCAGTGCACTTGTATTTAGGAAGTAATCCGGAAACTCTCTTCGCAAACAATGTAAGCGGTTTGGATATTCCACCGTACGTCTTATCATCAAGTTTCTTTTCGTACTCCTGTTCTGAAAATAATGCTCCTATACTATCCAATATCCATAATCCTACTTCTCCAGTCTCTACCGAATCATATATCATTTGAAATATACTTTCAGCTGACTGCTCTTTTGGCTGGGCTATATACAATCTATCTACATCTACTCCCAGCTTGATTGCCCATTCCACATCCAGTGAATTTTCTGCGTCTACATATAAGACATCTTTTGCATCCGCCATGTTTTGATAATTTGCTACGATATCTAATGCCGATGTTGTCTTCCCACCATGCTCCTCTCCATAAAACTCTGTGATTTTATACTGGGGTATTCCTCCAAAAGTACAATAATTCATTCTTGGACTTGTGAAAGGTATGCGGGAATAATTAAATTTATTTAATCCCAACGTCATCACTTCCTCTTTTGCGTCCTTGTTAATCTTTTTCACCAGCACGTCTAATTCTGTTCCCATATTCTTCCTCCTTTATAGATGACAGAAATACATATTTTGCTCATGTAAATATACACCGTGTCCTAATGGTTGATTTGACTGATATAATACATCGGGTGGAAAATCACTTCCATTCTCAACTATATCCTGCGCTATATTTAGACAGTTCTCATTCGGTCCTTCCTTAAACCAATGATTATAAATGCATCCATACTGTCCGGGCTGATATAATACATCGTGAACACTATCCGGAAATGATTCATGCTTAACTCTGTTGTAGATAACTGAACCTACACCATATCTCATCTCGTCACTACAGAAGTCAGCTCCGGCTTCTCCATAAATACCACTTGCTAATAAATATATATCTTCATCAGTGAATGTATTATTAGTATACGGTGGACTATATGGCAACGGTGATGCCTGTGCTGAATATGTAAATAATATTACAGTTAATAAAATGAATAATACGCCTACTAATATCATTTTTGTACGCTCTTTCATTTTCCACTTCCTCCTATATGTGTTAGTTCCTGTTCTTGCATTCTGCGTGATAATACTTTCTTACAACTCTGCAATAATTCCTGTGCGTTCTCAACTTTTGATTTCATCGTCTTATAAGCACGTGTATATGCTGACGATATTAAATATTCTTCCTGACTATGTAATGCCGCAATACTATCCTTGTCAGCTACTGTTCCTTTATCTATATTTGAACGGTTTGAATGATAGGCTTCTTTATAAACTGCTTTTGCTATATCATCTCTTATTCCCAGCCGTTCACACAATCCTCCTGCGAAATAGATGTAAGTAGAAAGGTTCATGCAAAAATCGTCCAGCTCTGCATCCGTTGGAGGATTTTCTCCGTCGTTAAGACAATCCTTTATAAACTTCACATAATTGTCCAACGAATTACAGTATGGTTCAATTATACTTTCCACTATCTCATCAATTTCGATTGCATTGTTCTCAATATTATCTTTCAACTGTTTTATAGCATCACGCATTGTAGAAATTCCTCCATATTATAATCAAAGAAAACTCTTTTCTTTTTTCCTTTTATTTCTATCGTATAATAGCCTCCACATGCCAGAATATCATAACGAATACTTTTTGCAGTCTTATCTTTCATTCTTTGAAGCATTTGTATAGGAATAAATTTAGTTACATCTTTATCTATCCACCAACATATAACTCCTGCAATAACTCCAGGTATCTTCGACTTTTCTAAAAGTCCTTCCCATTGTGTATCGGTTATATTGCCATAAAATCCATGCAGCACTGCATGTTTATCCGGTTTTGGATTACTGAATATACTCAATGTATTTCCATGAACTGATTTACACTCAATGTGAAACTCATAAGGCTTATGATATACAATAAAATCACAGTGATTAGAACTTCCTCTATATCCAGTTGTTTGATCGTGTAATCTAACCACTGATGTATTTGGTACTTTTTCAAATGCCTGTTGTATCACTTGCTCAAATTGCTTTCCTCTATTCTGTGCCATTATCCGTCCTTCCTGCACTGTGTCTTATAATGGCAATAAGAACAAGTTCTTTTATCTATTCCCTCAGGCTTTGGGGGTGCTATAAGTCTTTTTATATATCCCCCACATTCCTCAATGTAGCTCAACAGGGATTTCTTCATATCGTCTGTGACTTTGAATAAATACGATTTCATATCCAAAGTGTCTCGGTTAATATAAACAAATATCACTTCGTCTATATTAAATGCCGTTGAATATGCTATTGCCTGATTATAATGTCCAGGCTGAACGCCTGTCTGTGAAAAGAATTTGTTCAGACTCTCTGTTTTTAACTCCAGTATATAATACTTATCCTTATACCGTATTATTCCATCACACATGAAAGACATATTTAATACCTTGTGGTATAACTTTGTTTCTGTGGAAGTATGTTCTTTAATTTCCAAATAATCCAGGTTTCGAGACTTTACATATTCCTCAACATCTACCCACTCACAATCCATTCCATTATTTACCATTTCCATTACTGCCGTTTGTATTCGTATGTGAGTGTCAGACCCACTATTACATATTCCAATAAATGAATATGACATTGGTGTTCCCAGATCTTCTTCTTTTCCAGTTATCTGATAATAACTTGCTCGAATGCAATTCATCCCAGAAGGCTTAAATGTCTGTGAAGGCTTCCTTGCATTTTTTTCATTTGTCATTTCAATTGAACGCTTGAGATCATTAAGAAATGATTGTTCCGGAGGTAATACTTGCTTTTCAGCATCAATAAGATTAATTAGATTTTTCAGTCCTTTTCTTGCCATAATTTTTCCTTTCTATAATCTAAAAATTTTACCTACTTAAATATTATATAACGTATTAAAAACACCACACAAGTGCTTTTTAAAAAACTTCCCAATTTAATATATTTTTAATCTGTTCCTGACTACATTCGCCGATATCTTTTATTTCCTCGGGAAACTGTATTTCTGTGAACAACTTATTTTTCACACTTTGCTTTATTCTTTTCCTCGCACCTCGTCCAGCATCATCATTATCAGTTGCCAGTATTATTTTTCTACAAGGTAGATTCTGTAATTGCTTAAACTGTAAATCATTACCAAGTCCATTTAATGCGACTGTATAATGACCTTCTTGCCATAACAATACGCAGTCTATCATAGACTCGCATACTATTATCTCTCCAACACTGCCAACATTCATCGCTACACTGTATTTACCCCAATTATATAATTCATATAATCCATATAAAGGTTTTTTTACTCCTTCGGGGTAATGAAAGAACTTGGTTTGAACTGAACGCTTGGCGACAAATAAGCAATTACCGTTGATGTCACGAACAGGGAAAGTTATACATTTTGTTACGATATCGTAACCCAAATCGAATAAATCTATTATTGAATCATCTATTATCCCTCTCTCCGCCCAATATGGATGAGTATATCTATAACTATCTAATTCTTCCTCTGTCACATATTTTTCAATATTAGCATTGTTAGGAGTAGAAATATCCCTGCTGAAATCAAGTAAAACATCTTTTCTTTCCTCTATTTGTATTGTTGCAAAATTCTTTAGTAGCCATGTCATACCAAATGTTCCCAGTATATCATCTGTATGTCCGAAACAGTATGATATCACTTCCGGGAGTGAATGCACTTCATTACAAGTAAAGCAATGAAACATTCCATCGCTTTTTCTAATACCGGCACTCGGTTTTCTTTCCATTCCATTGTTATGATATGGGCAGCATATCTGAATACTATTACCCGAAGGTTTTAATTTTCTAATATAGTCTATTCCATTTAATTTTAATTGTGCCATTAACTCATTTAATACTTCATCAAGTTCGCAATTAAATTCTACACTATTTATCGTCATAGTAATTGTACCCTTCTTGTATAATTAAAATGCGTCTTCCTTATCATTATATTTTTTCTTAATCTCTCTTACTCTACGCTCTGTCTTCTCTTGTGGCTCTGCGTCGTCGTATGAAGGAACAAATGAAAAATCTCCTATATTGATATCCCAGTTATAAATCAACTTGCCTCCAACTCTTCCCATTCTCTGCTTCTTAATCTCCATTATAAGATTATTATCTTTTTGTCTTATTGAAAGAACTTTACTTGCATTATATGCTATTCCGTCACTATCTCTTATGCTATCAAGTTCCGGTGTATTGTCATCATCTCCCGCTACTCCACTTCTATTAACTTGAACGACTACCAATATAGGTATTTTTAATTCTATTGACAATGCCATTAAATCTTCGCTTATATTTGTCAGAGAAGTCGTTTTATTATCTCCTCGTTTATAACGTTCATCTGACAAATATGTAATACCATCTATTGCTATCATATGCAAGTCATTTTGTATAACCCAATTCTTTAATTTTGAAACAGTTATAACTTGATCAAAATCTGATGAAGTAGCTACTATAAATTTATTTTTACGCTCTGCAAGTTCTTGTATATAGTTGTGATACTCCTCTTCACTGATATCGTCATTACCCCACACTAATGATTTATTGGAAAAATTTTTATTCAATGTGTCAAATCTATAGCCAATACTGTTTGCTCCCATCTCGGGACTTATGTATCCCACATTATATCCTATCTGCCAGATGTGAGTAGTCATTTTTTCCAGTACCCAAGATTTTCCTTGATTTGTTCTTGCAATAATAACAACAAATTCTTCTCCTCTTTGAAGTCCGTGCCACAAATCATCTAACTCTTCAAATCCACAAGTAAAGAACCAATCATTTTGATTATGCTTGCGTTCTACAAACTCATTATATCTTATCCCAGCGTCTGCTATTATATCGATACCGCCTAAATTATAATTAGGTTGTAGATTTTTTAATTCCTTGACCATATATTCGGCAGCTTGATTTGCATTTGTTTTGAGTAACTGCGCTGCCTTTTGTAATACGGGAACTGATTTATAATACAGATATTCTTCTCGTATTGTATCTACCAAATATGAATCGCTTTCATTTACTTCCACAAATTCAAATTCTGGAAACATTGATAAGAACGATTCTTTGTCCGGAACATTTCCATACTTATTTACATGGTCTTGTAAGAACTTATATTCATTTTCATACCCCACAAAATATTCTTGCGTGAGTAAGTTTTTCTCAATTATTGTATAGTCTTGTGATGCGAGAACTTTATTTATTATCTGTAATGAAACCACGTTTATCTTTACCTCTGAATATTATTATTTCACTTGTATTCCAAATACGACTTGCTAATTTATATCCTATTTGCTTTTCAAGTGATTCTTTACTCTCTGCGTTACTTGTAAATATATTTGACTTCTTGTCCATAAGTCTATATTCCAGAAACATGATTAAATTTGAATAATCATAATTTGAAATATTTGAAAATGCTATTTCGTCCCATACTACTAAATCAACATTCATGAGATTTTGTTTATACTCTTCTGAAATGGGATTTTCAAAATTCTTTAACTGAAGTAATAATGTAGGTATATGAACGAACATTCCTCTTGCTCTCATACCATTGCCTGCCCATATCATATCAAAGTATTTCATTAACAGTTTTATTGACCAACTCGTCTTTCCGTTCCCAGTATGTTGACTGGCTATAAATAAATTGCTTCCATTGTTTACAAAATCGACTATATTTGATTTAATTTCCGCAAGCCTTACATACTGCTCATAATCCTCGTCTGCTATAAGCTGCTCTGTATATTGTCTGGTAACTGGGATACCACTGTTATCTACAAGATATCTCATCTCATTGTATCTTATACACGTCGGTGAACATTCCTGCGTACATACGCCATGGTACCAACATTTAGAAATAGATTTGTTTTCCATCTTTTCTTAACTGCTCCTGAAACTCTTTTAATTTTTCCTGGTCTTTATCTGTAAATGTGGGAACATTACTTGTCCCGGATTCATTTATTCTTTGTGATAATGATTGATTCCCTCTATTACTGTATTTACCTTCCAGTATATTTATAAATTTATCTTCTCGTAATATAAAATCTAAATCAGCTTTCCATCCTCTATCGTTATTACCTGTAAGAAAATTTGACTTATTAGCTAAATCAAATGCTGTTGTAATTTCATCTATATCATGTTTTTTACATAAACGTTCTATAGCTTTTTTCCTTTTATCTGTAATAGCTCTTACTTTAGGTAAGTTATAACAATGTCTGTGATATAGTTCTACCAGTTTTTGACTATTATCTTTTAACTTATTATCTTTATTACTTATATCTTTAGATATAAGGTTTAACTTACTATATGAGGTGTTGTTTTTAACACCTGTTCCCACACTATCGGGTGTTGTTTTTAACACCTGTTCCTCCGATCGGGTGTTGTTTTTAACACCTGTATATCTTAACTCTTCACATTTAGGAGTTATGGAATAATAAGCTTTTGAACCATGTATCCCAGTATTGTAGACTTGTTTTGTTTTAAGAAGTTGTATATCGACCAATCTTTTAATTCGTCTTTTTAATCTATCCCTGCTTATATTTAATATAGGCAAATCCTGTAATATTTTATCATGTTGTAGCCATACATAAGCTATACCATCTTCTACTATATGAAACATTGAAGGACTTGCTATAGCATTATATACATAGTCCAGCAATAACAAGTCCTCCATATCAATATCTTCATTTAAGTCTATAACTGATTGTTGATTGAAATTTAATATAGCATATTTCATGGTTAATACTCCTTCTAAAAATTAAAAGGCTTGTGTATTTGGAAATGCGGTTCCGTCTACACAAGCCTTTGATTGGCTTCCATTATAAGGCTTTCATTGCTGAGTTCCGCATAACGTCAGCCAACCTGTTTGTCTCAACGACTCCTATACATTAACACTGGTAAATTTTAATGTAAAGAGTTTTTTATAAAAAATTATATTGGAGCCTGTTGATTAGCTTTCCATATATCTGTTGTCTGCTTATCAACTTCATCATTTACACAATCCCAGAGGAGTTTACGTTCAGATTGTACTTCCTCGTCGGTTAAATTATCTGGTAAGGCTCTTTCTTCACACGCTTCCATAGTATAGAATGTCTCACCAATTTTCAATGATATTCGTGAAGTATATCTAATTGATGTAGTGATAGCTTTACTCTTTTTATTTGCCAATATAATCATCGTCCTTTCTTTCGTCACGCTTGCTTAATGCATAAAATACTATTCCTATTATTTCTAATAATATCACTGCGACTATTCCACAGATAAATTCCGGGACATACATTTTTACTCCTCCTTATCTTTAGAAAATGTTAGTTTAGCTGTCTTTGTGGTTTCACGGCAGGAATCCATATCCAAGATGAACTCTTTGGAAACTGTATGATTATAGATACATGCTTCTAATACTACATCGTCCACATATTCACGGGATTTGATAATTCCCAGTTCGTGACATAAATCCGAATATTTAGAATTAAGCATTTCCAATAACTTATCACTATTGATGTTATCAGTTTCCGTAACTTTGTATTTAACGGTATATCCTCCATTAGAATACTCGTCTAATTTCTGTTTGGCCATGATATTCTTAAGTTGTCCATTTTCATTATCCACAATCTTTTTCAAGGATAACTGTTCTGTCTTATGCTTACCATATGATGGAACTAATTCATCGAGAATCTGCTTTACTTCTTTTTTCATCTTTATTTGTTCCTTTCCCATTATATTTTCCCATCGGTCCACTTCTTCCCAATGGTATCTTTGATTGTATCTCGATAAGTTTATATACATCCGTGTGCTTCCAGTACCGAGGAGACCTTTCATTTTTTTGAATAAATTTAGGTAGCATCTTTGCTATATCGGAATCGGGATGCTTTCTGGCAAATCTGTACCAAGCATTGATAGTAAATGTAGACTTGCCAATTAACACGGAGACTTCCTCCACTCGTAGCATTCCATTTTTCATAAAAATCACCTCCTTTCCGTTAAATATTATATAACATATTTTCTATTCCTGTAAATGTTTAATCCAGGAGGAAGTCCAGTATTTCTGAATTGGAAACTGCCAGTTTTCCATCTACAAGTGCATCTGACATGGCGCCTTTCTTTTGAACCAGTTCATGTATTCTTTCATCTATCGTGCCCTTGCACATTAAGTTGTAAATGGTAACATTCTGTGACTGTCCTATTCTGTGGCATCTATCTGTTGCCTGATCATAAAGTGCTCTATTCCAAGGTTCGTCCATGAATATTTCAACTGTTCCAGCCGTAAGAGTTATACCTGTTCCCATGGCACCTATCGTGCCCGTTATCACGTTTAATTTGCCCGCCTGAAATCTGTCTACGACATCTTGTCTGTCGGCGTCCTTTGTCTGCCCTGTTATAACACCTACCGCGTATCCAAGCTTATTAAGCTTCTCTACTACTACATCAGTTATCTGCGTCCAGTTTGAGAATATAACTACTTGTTTTCCATTACTCATGGCTTCCTCTACAAGTTCCACCATTCTATCCATTTTAGCTGACTCCTGTACTGTGCTTGAAAGTATCCCAGTATAACCAGTTGCTTGTCTCATTCTTATAAGTTCAGCTAACGGATTGCTTGCCATCTTAATCTGGTCAATATTGGCTTTAATATCCATTTTAATTTCCTTGTATATCTGTTCCTGCTTCTCTGTCATCTCAACGAACTCGTCTATATATAACTTCTCGGGAAGATCAAATACATCTGTCTTTAATCTACGAAGCATTATTTCTGAAAGCCTTTCCTGGAGCTCGGATAAGTTCTTGTAACCAATTATCTCATATCCTCCAAATCCACCGTACTCACAATAGTGCTTCTTAAATGCGTAAAACGCATGCTTCTCATATCCCAGCCATTTTAATATGATAAACAAATCTAATGGCTGATTCATAAGAGGTGTTCCTGTCATTGCTATACGACACTCTGATTCCAGTTTAAGGATTCCCTTGCCCTGCTGGCTACTGGGATTTTTACAGTTATGTGCAAGTATGCCTTCTGCATAATAGTTATGATTATCCTCAACTTCTATATCATATGTAAGAAAAGATATATCTTCTACTGTTCGTTTAGAAATGAGTTTAGCCATTTTTTAAATTCTCCTTTATCAATCTGTTCATGTGTAAATCTAATAATTGTAAATCCGAGAAACTTTAGACATTCTTCTTTTTTCTCATCCAATTCTTTTGTATGAATATGATTTGGTCCATCAATTTCGATACAAAGTTTATATATCGTGTTTGTAAAATCGGGTTTATAACTGTATGCGTAATGTTTTTCTGGAAACGCATCTCTTGCCAATTTTGTATTGATTGCATAGTTATAATAAAACCCAGCTTTAATTAAATCTTCATATACAAAAGATTCATACTCAGAGAGTTTTCCATTACCATATTTATAATTATTTGGTAATTTTCCTCGTTGTAACTTTGTTTTATTCGCTCTTTCAACAACACCAGGAATATATACAGGATTATGTTCCTTCATATAATCTGTTTTCTTTTTTCTAAATTCTGGATTTTTCCATCTATCACTTAAAATTTTAGCGTTCTTTCTCTTTGTTTCCTCACTTATTAAATTCGGGCCAAATGTTTTATTTCTCCACTTAGCTGAACATGAAGTATTACAAAATCTTTTTCGTTGTCCATGTTTAGTGTTGGGAACTTCAAATTCTTTACCGCAAAACTCACAAATTTTAATCATTTTAACTCCTTTCATCTTTCATTTATGTATTTATTATAGCACATAAATGAAAGATTGTAAAGTTAAAATTCTTGTATATCATCGTAGCTTGTTAAATCCTCCGCTCTTACCCAACCACGATTTTTAGTAAAGAACTTATGTCCCTTTGTACATTTGATAGTTTTAATTCCGTTCTCTGTTTCGAATTGTAATTCTAATAACTGTTCAGCAATAACATTTTCATGCCAATCTACAATTCGTTTCCACTCATTTTCTCCAGTTGCTTTATTGTAAGATAAAACAGAGCAACTAATCTGGTCTTTAACTATGTCACCAATTTTTAATGTTCCAATATCGGTTGTTATTAAAGTATTATAGTCAAAACACTTATGAATTTCATCTATTGCTACTATACCAATCTCACCGGATTTACAAAGTTCTTTTAACTCTAATGCTATCTCATCGTTACGGAGCGTTTCCACATTTGTTATGATGAAATAACTGGGAATCGATGCCAAATGCTTCACATCAGTAAGCTTATCTGCATTACTTCCTATTGTAATCTTACCACGTGTGACACGCTGTCCCAGTATGTAGCCTTCCTCATTACTATGTTTATGAATTTCATTAAGCCAGTTCCATTTCAACCCATTTACACAACATACAATAAGACAGTGTCTATAAACATGCTCCAGTTTCTTAGCAACAGCTATATCAATAACCTGTTTTGTTTTGCCAAGTCCCTGCTCATCACCCAGAAGCCATCTATCATTCTGTAAGCCATAATTAAAGGCATCTATCTGATGTTCAAAGGGCTTCGTCTTAAAACTGAAGTTTGTAGGAACTACTACCTTCTTCTGCTGAAGTGGGATATATTTCCCAGTAATATCGAACTCGTATCCGGGAAGCTTGTCTACAAGTGCCCCCAGTTTGTTGAAAGGCAGTTCCCATTCCTTAACATCTGCATGCCACCATGTTGATGAAAACTCTCTCATTGCCTGTACGATGTAATTATCATAAGGGAAACTCACATACAGTGAATATTCTCCATTTAGTTTATCTGCCTCTGCTATCCTAATGCTTATCATATTAATTATCCTCCTTTTAATAGCACTCATAATGTTCATATTGCCCAATATGGGCACATAAATACTATATAACATATTTATCCAGGAGTCAACCCCGAAAAAACCCTTGTGTTTACTGGGTTTTCACATGACTGGATATCTCTAAAATACGAGTTCCTACTTATTATATGGAGTTAAAATGTGTATTTACTTCAGATAAGGTATTAGATATATAGCGTCGTTCCTTGTAAGTATCTGTTCCACTATATAGAGTGATTAAGAATTCCTTTATCTCCTGACAGAGCAATTTTAACTGCTCCAGCATAATATCATCTCCTGTTCCATTTAACTGGTATTCTTTTTTTACAGATATGTATCTGTTATATGCTGGGAATATATCATTTAACTCACTTACCACAGGATTTAATCCCTTTTTAAGATTATTCTTTACAATGTATAAAGAAGCTAATTCCATTACATTGTCAGCGCTGGTAGAACTGTTTTCAAGTTCATTTATGTTATTCTGTATTATATCAATTTCCATTGTAGTGTCCTCGGGTAACAAAATCGGGCAGGAATGCTAACATCCCTGCCCTGAAAATGTTAGTTCATATGCTCAAGTCTACGCTTCATGTCTTCGATGCTTTTCTTCAACTGTTCTTTTTCATCGGCTCTGCTATAATCGTCATACGAACTATCTCTGCTGGTATATCTGCCCATTGCATCACGCCCACGACGACCGCTATAGTCTTCGCTATAACGTCCATCTCCGTCGCCGTCTCTTCCTCTACGTGCATTGCTTTGTCCATCGTAACTCCTATCATAAGAATTATTAGACATTCCACGATTAGACATACCCATGTTCATGTCGTTACGGTAACTATAACCTCTTGAATAATCACTGTAACCTTGTTCTTTAGCTTCTTTCATCTCGTCCATAATGGTAAGATAATACTTTGACTTAATTGCCTTGTAAGCATTATCCATCTCTGTCGGAGATATATCACCCTTCTTAACTATCTTGTTAAGCTCGTCATCCAGAAGTTCACAGAACTCTTCGTGTATTCTATCTGCCATGATTATACCTCCCTTCTCATGCCGTTCTGCTAATGCTTAAACTACCGTCAATCACATTTATCAACGGTGTGGGTACTGTTGCCGGATCATCAACTGCGCCGTTTACATATTCCACTGAAACAGTAAAGCAACATCCACGTGGTACATCTACTGTGGCTCTGCTTGTTACATTGCCATAATCATCGACGGCAGCTGGAGTAAATATGGATCTACTCCCTTCGCGAGCTTCTCCTGATACTACAATAGCCGTGGCAATAGGTGTTACCGCACCGCCTTCGGGTATTGCTATGTTGCCGGTAAACTCTACATTATAACGTGCAAAGCATGAGGTAGGATTGTTGACTATACCACGCAGAACAAAAATTCCAGTGCCGTTCTGATGAAATACATATCCTTTATTGCACCGAATAGAATCAAGAAAAGGAATTGCGGAATTAAGTGCTACACTCTCAACCGTATCTCTTGTTAAATATTCTGCCATAATCACACCTCCTTAAAAGCTACCGCATCCGCAGCCGCAACTATTGTTATTGTTGCAGGTGAATATAGGCTGCTCGCCGTAAACCGGAACAGTTCCAACAGGACACTGATTCAGTCTATCGTAAACGCCGTTGATGATTGTGCTGTTCTGTGCCACCTGTGATGCCTGACCTCTTGCATATAGAACTTCCTGACGAAGTTGTGAAATCTCGTCATTCTTTGCATCAATCTTGTCCTGGCAAAGCTGGTCTTTAATAGACTGAATACCGCCGTTGATAGCATTAAGAATACCCTGTGTATTCTGTGTATCAGTGGCTCTTGTAGCACACTCTTCGGTTGCGATTGTGTATTTGAGGTCTTGCGTAGCCAGCCTGTTATCACAACAACATTGTGCAAGCTGTGACTGCACATTGTTGAAGCCCTGATTCATAGCTGTCTGGTTAGCAAATGCCTGTTGCATATTGGCTATCTGTCTTGCGTTAGCTCCCTGCTCTACTCCGGCAAAGCCGTTTGCGAGTGACATCTGCACATCAGAGCAGCAATTGCATAATTGAGTAGACAGTGCAGACACTCCATCACGTACAGAAGTGATATTGTCATTGAGCATAGCATCGCGGAAACCCTCATTGGTATTAGCGTTGATGTTCTGCTGACCGTTCATAAGCCACGGGAACTCGTACATATTCATCATGCCACCTCCAAATCCGCCGAAGCCTCCGCCCCAGCCATTGCCCATGAGAGCGAACAGGAACAGGATAACCCACCAGCCATCTCCACCGAAACCGCCGAAGCCATTACCAAAACCGCCTCCGCCGTACGCAGGTGCTACGGGCATATACATTCCAGTGCCACCATTTCCATCTGTTAATGCCATTTCTTTTTTCCTCCTTATAAATTTTTATTTATATCCAAAACCTATGCGCATCTTGGTTTGAATATCTTATAATTTGACACCCATTTGATTCGCTGCCTGTGTGAGCTTATTTAATTGCTCTTGTGACATCTGTCCTTTATTCAATAAGTATTGAACTGCTCCCTGTGGATTGTCCGCATACTCTTGTGGAATGTTTATTCGTCTTTGCATAAGCCATTGAAGTGGATTCTGCATAAACTGATTGAACATATTAGGTTGATTATTCTGCGGAGCTAATGATGTTTCCTTTAGTGGATTGCCTCTTTTTAGTCTCATTGTTTTTCTCCTTTCTTAAAAGCTCTGCTATACGCTCCTCAAACTCATCACGAGTTATGAAGTTTTCAGTATCTTGTGAGTGCATTATTTCTGAACGTTCGGTAAATTCAAATATTCTTAAAGGCATTGGCATACCACTTGCATCTACCGTTTTTATATAAAAAACTGAATCTTCACTATCAAGCATTAACAAAGTGGTTCCAGGTTCTACAGGATAAGATTTTGCAGCCGCTTCTCCCTGCACCCATACAATTCCTGTAGACTGATTTCGATGTACTGGAGCCGGTAGATTAGTTGTTTGAGGTGCTACATACTGCGGAACATACGGTTGATACTGCCCTGCATTTGGTTGATAATTAGGTGCTACAACTGGATTAAATAATGCCATGGCTTATTCCTCCTTATGCCAATAATAGACAGGGATTTCATTTCCGGAATCCCATGCGTCAAAATAGTTACCATCTTCAATAGCGATTACATGAGTGCCAGTAGCGAGAATATATTTTCCAACTGGGTGTTCACTACAGAAATCTTTCACTGTATAACAATCAGGACAAGTATCGGGGATTATATGTCTATGAAATCCATTATTCTTTAAGACATTACCCCATACTGAATTAGATGAAGGCATATCATAATCGTTATAGCCTTGTGATACGACTTCGATATAGACATAATCCCAGTCTTTATCGAGTACCTTGGCAAGAGCACGTATCACACAATCCCCTACAAAGTGTCCCGCAGGATTTGGGTTGTACGGAATAAACATCTTTTTTGTCCTCCTCTTTGTAAATTTGAAGGGCATAAAAAGAATCACATTTCTTTTCTTTCATTATGGATTTAAGTTGATTGGAAATGTCTGTCATGATTTACGCTCCTTTATACAAAGAAGTGTAAAATAAAAAGGACCTTACAAAGTGTAAGGTTCCTGTAAGAAAAATGTACGAAAATTAGATTACTCGAATTATCTTATCCCGTACACGTTTAGAAAGTTTTGCAACTTTATCTTTAGATACATTCATTTTCATGGCAATTTCTACGTGAGATTTATCACGAGCCTTCATATTAAAATATTCAAGCTCTTCATCAGTGAAATTGCATTGTTCACGAAAATAATCTAATTCTGGTTTTGTAAATTCATATATCTTCATGGAAATAAAATACCAATCCAGTCAACATCAACGCGAGTAATCGTAATATCTTCATCCGTGGGATTATAAATTTCTACTACGGTTGATACGTCATTGTCATAATAAGTCGATATTATAAAGTTAATAAATAATTGAATATTATTTCTATAAACGTGAAATCCTATGGGTGCTATGAGTTTAAGTTTGCCATCACTACGAGAAGGTCTTGTGACAACAAAATTACCAAAACCTTTAGCTGATATTGTTGTACTGCGAGATTCCTGGCCATTGCCACGATATAATGATATAGCACCTTGTATTATAGTTTCCGCGAATGTAGGCTTATCATTCAAATCAGAATAACTATTTACACCTCCAATATTAAGGTCGGAGCTTGTCATTGCTCCTTGTAATGTGACTCCGTTTATACTCGGCTTATTTTCAAGCTCGTTATAGTCCGATGTTCCTCCACTTATAACCATTCCATAAGTGCCCCCATCAACATCTGTTATCCAATAGAATAGTTTAGGGTCCATTTTTTCTTCCGTGGATAGTGCGTCATATTGCGCTTTGGTAAGTGGTATAAAATTTTCATGTAACGCAATAAGTCCAGCATCGTCTGTATGAGGAATTTCTTGTGTACTATCACTATATACGATTATAAGATGGTCATTGTCATTTATATATGAATCTACTATTGATACACCTTGTATTCCTTGTGGTCCCTTCAAATTACGAAAATCAAATCTGAAAGAATTATTAGGAGCATCAGATAATTTAACCACACTTACATTCGGAGTACCTACACTATTATCTACAGTGGCACTAATACTGGTAAATGTATTATATTTAGCAATTTCAGCCGCTTCAACAGCTTGGTCTTTTGCTTCTAATGCTTCATCGCGTATTTCTTCTACTTCATGAGTATCCACGATTGATTCAACTGTGGGTATTTCTATAACATCTCCAGGACGTGCGAAACAAAGAAATAATCTTTTATTTCCCTCTGAATTGGATACCGCAAATTCACCCGGAACCATTTGGTTAGGATCAAAATCTTTATAGTCACCTCTTCTATTCTGTATCGCCATTTTTATCCTCCCACTTCACCAACTCATCTTGTGTTTTATTATTTATTTTTTGATAGCGTTCAGCTGTCACTACCTGCATCTTTTTAGCTTCCGCAGTATCTAATATTTCTTTGAGTATATAATAAACTACGGTTAT